GTAAAATTTACCGCTGTTATTCAATCTACTTAAAGTATAACTGTTATTAAAAATATGATCGTTGTTAATTGTTCCAGCATTGTTAATTATACCAACATATGATACAGGATAATAAACATTGTTAATGATGCCTGTGTTATTTAAAATACCTGTGTTATTAATAGTAACTGTGCCATTGTTGGTAATTGTGCCATTGTTGGTAATTGTGCCATTGACGGTCATTGTTAGATCTGACGGAATTATCAAAGTAGCACCTAAAGGTATGATTAATGTTTGACACAGCAAAATAGTTGAATTATTGTTTAACGTCCATGATGGTGTATTAAACGTCGCAATATCAGATATTGTAATAGACTGACATCCCTGTGTTGTATTTGTATAATATGTATAAGAATACGCTCTTCTATGATTTGCTAATCCAGACCTTTTTTTCTCAGGCATTATATATAATACTATATAATAATCGGCGTTTTAATTGCTACGCTGATAAATTTCCAAGTGTGTAAAATATATTATCCTGTTAAAATATACCGCGCATTAATTTACCTACAATATTTTTTCGTGTGTATTTTTTCTGGGGATTTTTTTTACGCAAGGTATTTTTCCTGTTATTCTTTTTAAACTGGAACGAATTCTTACGCTCGAACGAATTCTTACGCTCGAACGAATTCTTACGCTCGAACGAATTCTTACGTTTGGATTTGGTATTCTTTGCCGTCGGTGTATATTTCATAAAATACTTTTCATATTCTTTGCTATTCTGATTGTACTGTAATTCCTTATATTTTTCCGCCTTTTTGCTACGAATATCGGTCAGCGTTTCGGCATTACCATAACATTCTATCGTAAATCTTTTCAGCAACCCTTTTTGATTTAACCGATTGACCGCTTGCACATTAAACAAATATTGCGCCATACAGAGTATTCGTTCGTGATCATAATATGGACGGTCCGAAAAAGTAAAAGCGAGTAAAAATAAGAGCATTGTTTCAATCGTCGCAACATTAACAACCTTTTTGTCAATTTTAATTGTATTATAACTATAGCAACCGTGCGGGTGATAAATAAAACAGACCGTGTCATTTTCGACGACAATCTCATAATGTTCAGACAGCAGTTCATCGTCGATTTTGGGTTTTTTATTTATGGTTACATTTTTAAAACCGGCATCTTCCAGGCGTTCTTTTACAATAAACGCAGTTGTTTTCGGGTCTAAAGACAATACATCAAAATCAGGGACATGTTGCAGTTGTTTCTTTTGCGCATCAGGCATATAACGTCCATATAAACTACTCGCATATCCTCCGATAAATACCACGCCTTCATCGATCATGGTATTTTTCACAATATCATAAATACTTTGGTTTAATTCCATATTTCCCGTAAAATCGCGCATGAAGTTTAATTCGGAACATTTGGGGTTATTTTTTAAAGGGAAATGTTTATTTAATAAAATGAGGCGTTTATATATTTTCTCCCAGCGACTGACATCTCCATCCGGACTCGATAATTCGCGGTACATATTTAAACGCAAAAAATCCGGCGGGGCATAGGATAACCCATTTTTACGAATGGCGCGACTTGATAATATCTTAAACAGTGTCGGTTCGAGTTGGGTTATATCGGCGACTTGGATAAAGTTGACATATAATTTATACGTGCCTACATGTACGCCCGACCGCACCTCTACATCAACGTAGTCATGTTTGGCATAAACATCCGCGAGTTCTTTTGCGTCCGCAATCGCTTTGGGCGAATAAAAGTCGTAGTCAGGAATCTCGATATCTTTATTATAAAACTGGTCGTTTACTGGTAAAATGTTATTTATAGCGGTTCCCCCGTAACATATTAGTTTTTTTTTCCGCAAAAATTGTTCGAGTATAGAGATAATACTTACAATATCTGACGAGGACTTCATTTTTTTACCAATTTTTGCCTCCGCCTTATCTACCGCATCTCTTAATATAATCAACTCTTTTTCTTCAAATGATAAGTTTTTGGCATTACAATTTAATGCCATTTATTTTATATAAATTATGCAGATAATATATTATTATACCATATTATATTTTATTATAGAATATTATATTATACCATATTATATTTTATTATAGAATATTATATTATACCATATTATAATATAATGTGTTTTAATGCTGAAGTATCTATATCAACATATCTCATAGGAGTATTTGGATGTTTATATTTATTTCAAAAAAAATATATACCCGAAGCAATATTCTTTTTATGGGTTATTCATATGCAACTGATTGAGTTTCTTTTATGGAATAATCAACCGTGTAACAATGCAAATCAGAATATAAGTAAAATAGGAATGATAGTTAATAATATGGAACCAATGATATTGTGGTTAGCGATAATATTTTTTTCTAAAAAGAAATTACCGAGTTGGGTACATAATGTAATGATAGTATTTTTATTAATAACATTATATATATCATACAAGTCTTATATAAAGGATAATTGCACTATTGTCACAATTGATTCATACCCGCATCTGAATTGGTTATGGAATTATCAAAGTAAATATAGTATACCATATTATCTCTTATTCGTATCAATATTTATGTTATTGTCGATATATGGATTGCCATTTGGTTATCATACAGGATTAACATTATTGATTTCTTTTACGATATCAGTTATAATATATGAGAAATCAAACGTAACAGGGTCAATGTGGTGCTTTTTTTCTGCATTTATTCCTTTCTTACTGCCAACTATTTATAAAATATAAGTATAAAATATAAAATATAAGTATAAAATATAAAATATAAGTATAAAATATAAAATATTAATAATAAATGTTTGCTACGGGATTGCCGGTTGACGCAATAGCATTAACCACTCGGGGACCATAACTCAAGTTTTGTTCTGCTAACGGTGCTGCAGGTACAGTAACAACAATATAGCGCAACCTTTCGGGTTTAAGAATAAATGCAGATCCTGCTTGATCAAATAAGAGCGAATAATATTCCATATTTGAATCAAAGTTTTGAAAAGACATGCCGATTAACTGGCAACCATAGGTTTGCACAAGTGCGGACGAATAATTTTCTATATTGGGCGAAATTTCAGGCAAGGCGATTGTCATATTTTGTTTATTAAAAGTAACGAGTTCATCCATATCCGGTGTGAACTTGATATCGTTAAATCGTAAAGTTCGCATAAAAGGCGTATTGCTTGCCATATTAACGTACTCATTTAATAAAGTATCGACAAACAAAGGGTTTGCTTTATCAACCACGATAATAACCTTTTTCATTAATTCCAGGATACTTTTGCTTCCAAGATTATATCCATAACTTTCATAACTATATTTTTTCCCCAACAAACGCTCTTCTAATGTATTATAGATTGCCTTCGCCATATCATCATAAATTGCTTTATTATCACTTTTTATACGAAAGTTTAATATTAACGGATCGTCGGGGTTTGGACAATTGCTACCAGAAAAAGCATATAGAGCAACCACTTCCATTGCTTTCTTAAATGGAACGGTATTGTACGATTCTTTTATGTTATAACTCGTCACAGATGAGACGGCAATAACCGCTTTGTTACCGACCGAATATATTTCAAAATCTAAACATCGGGCACCTTGTTTGATACAATTTTTAAGTGCACACAAGTTTACAAAATCGTTTTTATTTCTGCCACTGGCACAACAATTATAAGCAGTTTTTATATAAAAATCGCGTAAGAGATAGTCATTCATGGGGTTATTTACATTAATGCTGCTAATAAGCGTGGGGTTTTTATATACCGCTGCAATGTTACTACAGTTGAGAGTATCCAAATAGAGTTTATTAAATCCCCACAAAAATATAACGAAAAGCAGCAAGCAAATAAGAAATATCATGAATTGTGTAATGCCATCTTTCCTCGCTAAATCCTTGAGTATTGTTATATCTGATAACCCCGCATAATCAATCAAACCTGACATTTTGTATTTAATATTACCCGCTACGTCTTTTAATTTATTTGTGACATTGTCCAACCCAGTATTTTTCGATGCCGATGTCGAAGACATAATTTTATATTATAATGTTATATTATCTTGTTATTTTATCCTATATTTTATCCTTTATTTTATCCTTTATTTTATCCTTTATTTTATCCTTTATTTTATCTTAAATAAAAGACAGTTTAAAAAATAGTTATATTGTATATATAGAGTATATAGAGATGCCGGGTGGATTATTAAATTTAGTATCATATGGCAATCAAAATGTAATATTAAATGGAAATCCATCCAAGACCATGTTTAAAACCAAGTATGCTAAATATACGAACTTTGGTTTGCAAAAGTTTAGAATTGATTTTGACGGTCTAAGGACACTTCGTCTGAATGAGTCTTCGCGTTTTAAGTTTAAAATACCTCGCTACGCTGAACTGCTAATGGATACATATTTAGTGGTATCCTTGCCCACAATTTGGAGTCCGATTTATCCGCCTACATGTGACGGCAAATGGAAACCATATGAGTTTCGCTGGATTAAAAATCTTGGCACGCAAATGATAAAAGAGGTGACATTTTTAGTAGGCGGGCAAATTGTACAAAAGTTTTCGGGGCAGTATTTGCAAAACTTGGTCGAACGTGATTTTTCCGAAACAAAGAAAAACCTGTATTACAATATGACCGGCAATGTGCCCGAACTAAATGATCCAGCAAACTCTGGCACACGTGTAAATGTGTATCCGAGTGCCTATTATGATGGTACTGATCTTGGCACGGAACCCTCTATAAGGGGACGAAAACTATATATTCCGATAAATGCCTGGTTTACGCTTGCTGCAAAAATGGCATTTCCGTTAGTGAGTCTACAGTATAATGAATTGTATATTGACATTGAGTTAAGACCAATCAATGAGTTATATACTGTGCGCGATGTCACGAGCGAAAATATGAATTACCAGCAAGCGAACCAGAATGATGAATTATTTCAGTTCTATCGTTTTTTGCAGCAACCGCCCAATGTGCAATTGGATTATACGAACGTCGATAAACGTACCAACTGGGCAGCGGATGTACATCTGATCAGTACATATGCCTTTTTATCAGAAGATGAAGCGAAAGTGTTTGCGGCGGAGCAACAACAATATTTGATAAAAGAAGTATATGAATATAAATTTCCCAATGTAACTGGTTCAAAAAAAGTATTGTTAGATAGTTTGAGTATGG